GCTGTGTTTGCACCAATGACATAGCCAGATATAGTCGGCAATATAGTTGTTATGCTACCTGTATGAAGCGAGTTTAATTCAGCCTCTGTAGCAGTGATAGGGATGTTATATCCTAATGCAGCAGCACCAGGGAACTGTGCTTTTAATACCGATTTAATCAGCCGTAAATGATTATCTCCCTCATTGACTGGATCAGCTGAAGTTGGATTTGATGAAATAAAACTTGCTATGGTAGTGCCAGTTTCTAAGCCCATAAGTTACCCCGGAAAAGTAGTGAGTGAAGTGCCTGACCAAGTGGACTTAGCATCGTTTAGTGTTATCTCTGACATGGCTTGCTGAAACCGTCCATCCCAAAGGGAAGTAGCTTCGCCATCTTTTATAAATGAATTTATCTCAACAAGTAACCCAAAAACATAAACATCTGGATTGGAGTCTGATAGCCAGTTAGTTGTGATAGATGATGACAAAGGTGGTAGTGTTTGAAAGTAATCTATCTCTAGCGAATGTGTATTATCGTAGAACGGTTGCACATGGATGTTGCCAGAGATAATGGTATAACATGGAAACTGAGTCTCGCCATTGTTGACAAGGTTTGCCATCTGCTCAGGATTAACTTGCAAGAGAGTTACACGACTCGCTGAGTTGGTGTTGTCAATCACCTTAATGGATCGCATAACTGAATAGTTTGTGGGTAATGAATAGTATTCAGTATTAGAGTCCATTGGAGTCTTAGCTCGGTTTGACATATCTAGCGTCATGAGTACGCGGTTTATTCGTGCCTCTGTCACCTGAATAAATAAATCTATTCGTGATGTTACTTCGTCATCTTGCCGATCTGCGTAACCCAGTGTTAAGTTTACAATGTCTGCATAATTCATCTTTAATTCCAAGTTGCAGTTGGTGGAGTTTGTATTGCCCAAGCTGATGACGTGCCTTCATCACTAGACCATATGTCAACTATATCTTCCTCTATCTCCCAATCACCTAAAAATATTACTCTTCTGGAGGTGTATCCTTTGTAACTATATTCACCATTTATGGCATATACTTTAAAAGTTTTAAGAAGGCTTGCGTCATGTCCAGAGTAGTTATATGCGCCCGTTAATGCCGTTAAACTTTTGGCTAAAACAGAGTCCATACCTGTGTAGGTATAAACACCATTAAGAGCAACTAGATTTCTAGTAACCAGTAAATCTGATGTTAATCCTATATAGGTATAAGATTTATTTTGTGTAACTAGATCAAGCGCAGAGAATGGTAGCTCGGAAAAAGCAATCGTTCTGTTTACTGCGCTTGCTGCGGTTAAGTTTCTATTAACCAGTAAACTGGCTGGAGAACTTGTATAAGTATAAGTACCATTTAACGCGGTTATGCTTCTATTAATAAATAGACTAGATGCTATGCCAGCATATAAATAATCACCATACGATGTTCTATTATGCTCAAAATCAGCAAATGGAGATTGTGCAAAAGCAGTTAACCCAAACATTACTTACTTAGCCTACAATAGCTGTAGCTACTCATATAACACCTCGTTTAGTAGAAGCCTCAGACCATTCTATTTTCATTTACGCTCCCCCAAGGTAATGGAGGCGTGACAATAGTCGGGTTAATCTGAGCTTCAATTTGGTCAGCGACAGACTTTTCATAAGCGGCTACTTGTTCTGCACCCAATGCAGCTTGAGTCCAAACAATAACTTGCTCTAAAGTTAAATCTTCATAAGGTGTATAGTCAGGCTTATCAGGATCAACTTCAAATGACGCTGTGCCGTAGACTGAGCCTGTGTAAGTACCATCAGTTGCAGTAAGAGTCCAATGTGCTGTAACGACATAATCAAGCATACCATTTACGTCAGGTTTGCAGTTCATTGCTACGATATTCCAAGTGTTTGTAATCATTTTATAATCCTGCTTTAGTTAGTCTTGCTGTTAATTCTTCTATTGTTGCGAGTGCTTTTTGCAAAGACAGAACAGTTACTGCCAACACAGAACGATCATAATAGCCCCAAGGTTTTCCTTCTTCAGGTGCGGGTGCCGCTTCTGGGCCAATGGCAGCGTTTACATTTTGAGCATAAAAACCTAGTTGCCTATCAGTACCAAATATAGGTGCTTTTTCATCGTTGTAGTACCAATATCCCGGTTCAAGATTTTTGAGCATGGAATCAGCATCAACGGGAACACCGTCTTTTATTTTCCAAGTTTCATCGGAAACAGAACTAATAACCCCTGCGGCTGAAAATGTAGCCGTACCAACACCGTAGGCCGACATAGTGACAATGCCGGTAGAGCTGATACGCATTCGCTCTGTGCCGTAGTCTACATTTATAGATTGTAATGATGAACCAGTGCTTCCTGTTCTAAATACTAACGCTGTTGGCATTGCAGTTGCGGAAGTAAACGAACCTTCTGAAACACCAACTACAGCAGCGGTATAAAGAAAATTAGTTTGGTTATATGTAGTCCCCGTTCCCCATTGACCACCAAAAGCACATGTCCCTAATGCCCATCCAGTTGCTATTGCTGTTCCATCAGTTCTTCTACTTCCTGCGCCAAATCTACCACCAAATGACCCGTTGCCATCACCCCTACTACCAATAGATTCAATACAACCCCACGTACCACCAGTACCTGCAGATGCGTCATATACTTTAATGCCAGTACCTGAACCTGCTTGTACAGTCAGTGAAGTTACAGGCAAAGTAGTCCCAATCCCCACGTTGCCACTAGCATCTTTGTATATCTGGTTTGTACCTATGGCAACTACGCCTGTTGAGCCTGTGAGTGTGCCTGTGTAAGTTGGGTTTAATAAAGAGGCATTGTCAGAAAACACCGCTGACCCAGTACCAGTTTCATTTGTTAAAGCCGTTGCTAATTGTAAAGAAGTAAAAGACCCTAAAGAAGCAGCATTACCAACAGAAGTTACAGCACCTGTAAGATTGGCGTTAGTAGTGACATTGCCAGCAGTTAAGCCAGAAGCAGTTCCAGTTATGTTAGTACCTACAAATGCAGCAGGAGTTCCTAGACCTATAGCGTTGCCAGAAGCATCTTTCCACAAGCCTTTTGAAGAAGGGTAGGTTACAAATACATCTTTAATACCAGCGGTAAATACTACTAACGCACCAGCATTGGAAGAAGCTAAAACTGTGGTACGGGCAAGTGTATTTCCAGAAGCTGTATAAGTTCCAATACCAACTTCCCAGTTAGAACCAAACTGATCTGCAATGCAGTAATATGTTGTGTTGCCGTTGCCAACAACTGAAAAAGGTTGAAACCCAATGCTTGAACCTAGTAATGTAGCTATTCCTGTGCCTGTAACAATAGTTGTTTCTTTGACACGGTCATTTAATGCTAGAGCCATTATAATTCCTTAAGTTATTTGAAACACGCCATTGATTGCATCAAGCACAATTTGTACGGTTTCAGACGCTGATATAAGTTGGCTTGATCCGTAATCCCAAGAGCCTATCGGCACATTTAATGTTGAGTTGTATAAAATTGCATAACGATAGGTAAATCCTGCACTTGTTGCTGTCCACATGGCAGGGCTATTAAGTACAAGTTTAAATATTCCAGCCGCCTGTGATGATGAGACCAAGGTTGCATCATTTCCCCCAGCGGTATAGCCGCCAGCAGTTGGCAAATCTGATGTGCCAGGTGTGAAGGTGGTATCAGCTAAATTAATAGAGTTCGATAGCGCTATCTTCCAAACAGCGGTCTGGACATCGGTTCCTTCAGCCAGGGATTCAACGCCAGCCGTGTATTTTGTATAAACTGATATAGCCATGTTTGTTCCTTAAGACGTTAAAGTAATGTTGATGACAGTGCCACGATTGACGTTGGTGTAAACTGCTGTGCTTTGCGCTGTCACTGCACCAGTTGTTAGTGTTACTGTTCCCAACACTAAGCCAGCCGATACGAGTGCATTGGTTGCTTGCGCTAGTGTTAGCCCAATGAGTTGTGGCGTGACTATCTGAGTCTTGCCTAGTCCTTTAAGACCTAAACGTCCACCGTCAGGGTTCTTATTTCCTGCATAGACATTCCGTGCAAAGTCTAAGAACTTAGCCATCAGCTTTTACCCTGTACTAAGCACAACTTGCCGTCAGATGATTGCAGGAATCGGTGCATCTCTTTACCGGCAATCTTGCTGTCAGGGCAGTTCAGATCAAAGCCAGCACGAATCGCTTTCTCAAACATAATGAACGGTATTGTTGCTACCATGCGTCCGAATGACTCGCCACTCTGTGCGCCCAAGTCATGCAATATGCCAGGGTTATTACGCATCTCGGCATTTCGTGCAAGGATTAGCTTCTCGGTAGGCTGAGTAGTGATATGTGTCAGTGTATTTGAGTGATTGTCATAGTGCATATCACTCTTGATGACGCTATCCATTACTAGACCTTTTGAACGTATGCTGCGAGCGCTTCAGCCTCAGCGAGTGAGATAGTTCCCTCTTCGCCTGGTGCTAGCGTGCAAGTCTCGAAATTGATAGGTGCTTCCCAGATATTTCGCACCTTTACTGTTTTTGCTTTTACTTCTTTTGCTTCAGCCATCTTAATTCCTCGTAAAAGATGGCCCACCGGTTAAGATGGGCCGTCAGTATTATGCAGTTACAGCAGATGCAATAGTGATGTCACCGATGATTGCGTGAGATTTTTCAGTATTACAAATCAAAGACCAATCAACCGACATTTGACGATTCTCTGCCAAACCTGTTTTAGCCAATTCTTCAGTACGGTAGCCTTTCATGTAAGTCATGGCTAGGTAAGAAGGATCAATGATAAACACGTCAGCAGATACGCCATTTGCGGCATAAACACCCGTAGTAGAACCAGCAGTTCCTGTGTAAGGAGTTTGCAAGCGGTTAGGCACTAACTTTAAAGTACCAAAGTCAGTCACGAAAACATTGACAGAACCTAACGCAGTTGCAGCAGAAGCATCTTTACCTTGGTCACTCATCAGAGTTGCGACTCTTGCAGATGAAGTAAATAGATACTCACTGAACTTACGAATAGTGCCAGGTACTGACATCATGATTGATGGATCGCCACCTTGCGTATATACAGACTGAACCGCGTCACGAACCAATGTTTCAGTCAATGCACGAGCAGTACCGTAAGTACGCAATGCAGTTACGCCAGATGATTGGAAGCCACCAACAGCGCCAGTTGCACCAGCAGAGAAGTTAGTAGTCAACCAAGTTGGTAAACCACCAGCCTTACCAGCCGCAGAACCTGTATCAGCAAATGAGGCTTGGTTAGTCAGTACAATCGCTTCAACGTCACGTCTTAGCTCTTGCTGTCTGCGCATCATTTGATATGACAATTCTTTAGTACGACCAATTACGTCTGACTCATCAGCTCTAAAAGAGGTGCGAACCACTTTGGTAGAGATTTGGTGATGGTTGCCGACTCTTAAACCAAGAACAGTGTTGTTACCTGAAGCATCAGAGCCGTCAATAACCGCGTTGGTTAAGTTAGGTGCAGCTAGTGCATCAGTAGTCCACTCTTTGTACGGGTTTTTAGATGTTTCAGAACCTACTGCGTCAGTGAATGGTAATGGGATTTTAGATATATCCCAGATAGCGTTCCGTATGTTACCGTAGAGGCTCTTTATCCCCCACTTCTTAGCCTTTCGAACTAAGCCCAGACTATATCTTCGACCAATTTGTTGCTTTTCTTGGCATTTTCGGAGGCGGGAATCACTCTTAGATTGGCTGGAACTGTCAAACCTGACACTTTCTGGCCTTTCAATGGAATGATATGATCCACATGATACATTTCTCCAGTCTCCTCTGACATTTGCAGAGCTAGATTGAAGAAAGGTCTCAACAGTGAACGTGTTACCCAAGGCGGAGTGCTTTGTCTCAATCGCTTGTGACGTAGAGAATTGTGAGTCTTTATGAGGTTGCGAAACCCTGTATCTGTTTGATACTTTTCGCGCCTCTTGACTCTCACAGACCCTATGTTTTTTGCTCTCGATTTCGCTTGGGATAACTTGGTCAATTCTGGATTTGCTTCCCGATATGACTTCGCATATTCCCGATAACGATCCCCGTCTTTTAAATACTCCACTACTCTCTGAGCTTTCCGCTTCTCTGGATTGGCTTTGCGCCATGCGTTTAAAACTTCTTTTAAGCATGACTTGCATTGCCCTTTCCCTTTCTGGAAAGCCTCGATCTGTAGTATTTGTTTGCAAGAAAAACAAATTTTGGTCGTCGCGCACTCGTGTTGCTTCATAATCTCCCCTATAGATATCCCATATTATACAGGATTTAGGGAGACAGTTTGCATTAGTCGTTGAACCTTCCACCCTTCGCAGGGAGGCTTGGCTGCTGATTGCCCAATCCATGACACTTTTCACACTTTCACGGTCTCCATTACTGGCATACGTTGTAGTGGTCATGGCTCTAAGGGGTTCCCAGCAATTCACGCGATTTGTCATTAATCATTACTGATTAAAGGTGACTCACATCAATCACATCTTCACGGATTAAACCGCCTCGAACTACGCCTTTAAGTGTTGCAGCGTCTAAATTTGCTGTACTCATTTCGATACCCTTAAATTAATTTATAATCCACCGAGCAACATTGCTACGGCATCTGTCTCCGCTGCACGTTTGCTATAACCTTTTGCGTTATGCGCTTGCTGTGTCAGTTGTTGGAGCTTGCTTACTGTTTTCGATGACTTGCCGGTACTCTTCTGATAAGAAGGAACCTTTACCGCCATCTTGGTTTTGGCTGACTCTTTGCTCGATCTGTACGCCATCGCGTCCTTCACGATCTCTAAGATTCTTGCGTCTTGGATATTGGCGAACTCTTGTTGGCTAAATCCGTACGCTGATCCTAGAAAATCAGTCATCTTGCCGAGTGCCTTCTTGAACTCATCAGGGTTAGCCCATGAAGGGTTCTTCTCCAGCACTTTTTCTACTTGGCCTACTACATACTCTTGGTTGAGTTGCTGTTGTTCAGCACCCATCTGATTACTCATATCCCCACGCTCATTAGCGACAGCGTTCATGATGCTTTCTATTTCCTGATTACGAAAATTAAAGTCTTGAACAGCGGCAGCATATTCACCAGGGTTTTCATAACGCAGTTTGTTCCAATCGACATTCGCGTACTCACCGAGTAGGTTCTTCTTTAGGTGTCCAGTCAGTGCGTCTATCGTCTCGATCTTCTTGGTGTATTCGCCCACAACGGCATACTTCACTTCATCAAATTCCCTTCGATCATCTGCCAGTTGCTTTGATTTGTTGGTATTGCTCTTGTTGGACTGATAGCCAGCAATCAAGTCTTTAACGCCCACTGTATTAACTTTGCCATCGACTTTGACGTTAATGCCGGAAAGGTTGCCATCTTCATCTAGCACGACACTCTTCTCATCTACGCCCAAGGTTTTAGCCCAAGTTACTTCTTCATCCGATTCCGCATCTGCGTCCTCTTCTTCTTCCTCTGCGCCTTCCTCATCTTCTTGGGTAGAATCGTCTGGTTGGGTATCAGCCTCCTCAGATTCTTCAGTCAGTTTCTTTTTGGCAGGGGTTTCTTCAGAGCCAAACAACAGCTCAGATATTTGGTCAACAGCATTTACGCTTCCAGCATCACTTGATAGTTCAGCCGTTGAAGTAGTAGATTCTTCACTCATTTATAGTGTGTCCTGTGTTTGTATTCGGGCAAGTCGCCCAGTATCAATAGCGTTCAGTAGGTCACGTTCAACCACTTGGATCGCTCTTAGTTCGGCTTTAATAGCCAGTAATTCTTCAGCCTCGTCAGACTTAAACTTCTCGTATAAGCCTTCGTAACGGTTCTCAAAGTACGCCTTGAAGTAGGTGTGGTAAGCCCGTTCAGCACGTCCACCGAAATCAATCTGCTCCTCAACTGTCATACATGCCTCGGTCGTCTTGCTCGATCATATCTTCGTTATTGATGTAGTTAGCGTCTTGATCTGTCGCAGATGATGCCTCGATCTCTGTTAGCTTTAATGCCACTTGGGTATAGAGTTGCTCGTACTTGAACTGCATCTCTTCCATGTCTTTCTCAGCACCTTGAACGGCCTTCGCTTTCTCCAGTTCAGCTGTCAGTCCAGCCAGTTGCGCCTTGAATGTTTGTTGCTCCATATCACGTTGATGTTTAGCCATCTCGACTTGACCCTTCATCGTCACGTTCTGCATCTGTGCCTCAGCCGTAGTCGTAGCACTCTTAGCCAACTCAGCTTGCATACGCATCTGCTCCATCTGAGCTTGCTGTGCTTGCTGTTGTTGTTGCTGTTGTTGCTGTCCTGCTTGCTGTGTCGCTTGCTGGCCTTGTGGGCTGTTTGGATCAACGAAATATTTGTTAGCTGAATCAAGACCTGAGAACTTACAGAAATCGTCTATCGTGGCGTATATCTTTGAGGGGTTAGTTAAAGCCTGACCAGGTATTGCCATGATCTTTTCTTGCAGCATTTGTATCTGCTGAATCGCCATCAGTTTTGCTTGTGTGTCGCCTGTGCCGGTTCCAACTCTGACTGTGCTTTTAGTGCGTGTAGGCCATGTTGCAGGGTTTACTTTCACCCATTGACCACGAAACTTGAAGTCTTGGATAGTGTCGACATGCTCAGTCACTAGGTCTCTGATCTTTTCGCACAAAGGCTTGATGCCAGTCTCACAGATAACGCGGATGATTAAGCCGACCAGTTCTTCCTTGGCTGTCATGATACGAGCGACACCTTGCGAGCCGATGCCATCACCAATATCTTCAGGACTTGCTGTGCCATCTGCCGATACACCCGTTCGTCCTGCCCGTACTTCGTCCAGGTATCTCATCATGTCGAAAGCACTTGAACCGAGAGCTGGAGTAGCGAGCGGTATGATAGCGTCAAGACGTTTGGCACGAATCAATCCACCCGGCTTAGAGACTAACAAATCATCGAGGTTTACTTGACCTTCCAGCACCACGTTGCGCTGATTATTCTGCAAGTACATGTTGTCCATGATGTTGCGGATAATCGCAGTCTTGTTATCTTGGATAGACTTGAGCCGGTCAAAGATTGATAGCCCTTGGAACTTGTGAGACATTAGAATAGCAGTTGTGGCAATCCAAGGCACACAATCAACAGCCTCTTTGCTTAGTATCAGTGTCGGAGTATCAACACCAGCCACCGTGATCTTCATTAGCTGTGTGATGCCTGAGCCGTCAATGTCTAGCTTCATGTAGCACTCAGCAATCTCGATCAGTCGATTTGCTTCATCACCTGTGGTTGTGCTGGGTACTTGCGTTGACTCACCTTGCATGTTGAATCGGTAAGCAGAGCGCAGTAGATCGGAGCTAACCAACTCTTCTATATCTTCATCACGATAGCCTTCCTCGCGTAGATCAGAGAGCGTCTTGTTGACGATGTGACAAGTGAAACGGGCGTTAGCCAAGCTAATATTGTTGTGCTGCGAATTGACTCGGAACTCTTCGGGTGCTACTGGATCAATGCAAATCTTACCGATGTTGTCAGATACCTTGATCTTAACGTCAAAGCTCATGCTAGGCGGTTGCATGGGATCATCTGACGGTACTTCTACCGGAGACATCTCAATAATCTCAGTGTTCTTCTCGTTCAAGATGATAGCGAGTTGATCTTCGTTTAAGCCGGTATAGTTATAAGTCTTAACCTCTTCGGCTTCCTCGTAGTACACCTTTAAGATACCGTTACGTTGCATCAGGGCATCTTTAACAAACTGGTGTATCAAGGTGAAGCCGTCATTCTGCTTCATCAGCACGTCATAGATATACTCTGACTCGATCTGTGCTTGTAGCTCGTCACCTTCATTAACCGGATCAAACACTACGACTTCATTACTTTGCGTGAAAGAGCGCATAATCTGAGGCATGATCCATTCTATCGAGTCAGCTACGTCAGTTGAGACGATAGCGGAGCGTCCTTCTTGCTCAGTGCCTAGCGGTAGCCCAAGGTAATAGCTCAGTGGTACTTGAAGCGATGGCGCAGTATTAGTTGTGATGTTAGCGTTGCTCATCTCATTGGTGATGATGGTGAGAATTTCACTATCCGTCATTTTTGCCATCTAAATAATTCCTCTTTCTAAGTAGCTGTAATCCAACCGACCTACATTCCAAGTGTCGTTTGTCATGTCAGGCTCGCTCATCGCTATATATCTAAAGCAATCAGCACCATGCGAACTGTCATCGTGAAGTGGCGCACCAAATGTTCCTGTGCTTTGGTTCTGTGTGCGTCTGTAGCGTTTGAGTTGGTTGAGCAGCATTGCCGCCTTATGATCGATGTAGACTCTGCCAAACATTAGCCTGGCTGAGCGTATGCCTTCTTCGACATCATCCCTGCCAAGCACAGTAACGCTACGGCCTAGTTGCTGTAGTATCTCTTCGGTAGACTTGCCAGACTTAAAGTCACGGCTACGACCATCATGCGGAATATAATCAGTTCCCCAGTTGTATGACTTGTTGCGTAACTCATCGACATAACTGTCTAGTGTCCGGTGACTATCTTCTATGTAATCTATAACCCTAACTTCACCAGAGCCTGAGCGTTGCACCATAGCGATTGACATGGAATCATTCCAGCCCAAATCCCAGACGGTATGGACTTTTAGCATCGGATCGTAGGGTGCGTTGCAAAGTCGTTTATCCAGTAACAGTCTGGCTATCTCATGTGCGTAGATAGCACCTTCAACCGCAGGACGACATTCACCGCCCCAAACAGTCTTGTAGCCTTCTGGATCACGTTTAAGCCAGCTAATACGTTCTTTGTCCAACTCTTCGGGGAACCAAGGGTTATCAGAGTAATTGACATTAACAACAAAGGAATCATCTGATTGATCGAGTACAAACCGTTGATAGGTTTCATCTGTGTCTAGCTCAGGGTTAAACGTGATCCAAATCTCTGAGCCTGGTGAACGAATAGTCGGCACTAAAGCATCCCAAGATTTCTTGGTCACCACTTGTGCTTCTTCCACCCAACAGATCGCACACGATTCAAATGATTTAAGATTGACGATAGATTGTTGACGGATCCCAGCAAAGACAAACTCACTGCCATTTTTACAAGTGATGCGGTTTTGTTGGATCGTGAACAGATCAGAAAAACCCATCTCTTCTATCTGTTTCTTTAGCAAGTAGTGGACAGATTCTTGAATGGAGTTTTGCATCTCTCTTGCGCAGAGTATGCGAGTTGATTTCTCTAAGGCTTTAACGATGAGGAGTCGTGCAACTGTCCAGCTTTTGCCGCTTCCTCTACCACCGTATGCTACTTTATATCGCATAGGTTGCATAAACGGGATCATCTTTTGCGGAATGTCCACGTCAGCATCTATATGAATAGTTTCACTTGCCATTGATGCGAACACCTATTGAGAAGTTGCCTGTGTGTTCTATGCGTTCTGTGTAAAGCTGTGCTACCTTTCCTCTCGCTACTTCAGCAGAGATAGCGGCTGTGAAACTCTCAGCATCTTCTGCTTTCTTGCCCAAATGTTCGAGTCTGGCAAGGTGTGACTCTAGCGTAATTCCAGCGGCTTCAATGATAGGTTTCTTGAGTTCATCAACCCTTATCCTAATCTTACCGTCCGCCATTAGTTGCGAAGCCTTGACTTGTGTTACTTCAGGCTTAGTGGTTGGCTTAACATTGTAGGCAGACCGATAAGCATCAGCCTGTGTCATTCCACTAGCAACAGCAATAGCAAATGCTTCTTGCTTAGGCGTTAGCATTTACTTGATCCTACTTTCCACAACTGATAACCGAGATTCAATAGCACTGAGTTCTTTGCGTATGTCACGCTCGATTGAGATCAGTGTCTCGTTAATGTCGGTTAGTCTTGAGTTAAGTTGGTTAGCACTCCAGCCGATTATCATAATCAGCACGGAGATAAGACCACCGATAACCGGCATTAAGATAGTACTGTCACTCATTTAGTTACACCTTTAGATTTCTCGAATGAGCGCATACCAGCAAGACCTAATAGTCCTAAGAGTATTTGCAGGGTTAATTCGGTGTTGATGATTGGGAACAAGCCCGTGTAAGTAAACAGGACAGTAGCTACAAATCGTGCGATAGGCTCAACTAATGCAGCATAGAGTAATGAAACGCCACAAACCCAACCGATTGCTGGACGCCAGCCTGACACGAATATTGATGTGCTTCCTGCTTCGATCTTGTTGATTTCTAACTGTGATAACTGGAGTTGATAGTTGTTGTTGATTTCACTTGCAGCGGCTTCTAGCTTTCCCTTTAGCTCAAGGTCGGCATCAGGGAAGAACTTATCCAGTCCAGTCTTGATTAGGTCAAAGCCAGCAGTGAAAGGATCAAGCGCCATACTCACCACTCTTCATCTGTGTGGATAGTTCTAATGCTCTTCCCTTTACGTCTTTAGCCCACTTACTATTAAGTAGCTCAATAGATGCTTGAGAGTATTCACCAGCTTCAATCAGCACTAATGATTTCTTGAATTTAAGCAGTCCAGCCAGACCAATGTTAAATACCATATTAATAAGTACGTCTTGTCTGACAGTATCTAGCTTAGAAAAGAATGGCAGGGTTACTTCGAGTTGGTGACGGCATTGAGTAATCATGAGTTTAAGCAGTCGTTCTGCCTCTACCTGATTAATGCCTTTTGTGTGTGCCTGGGATATTTCTATGCTGGATAAATTGAGTGGGTTAGCTTCAAGATTATAGCCATAGCCGCATGTTTCCTTACCAGCACTGCAAATATACACCCGTTTCCGGAAGCCTTCGTGCCGCTTTAGTTGATCCAAAAGATGTTCGGATGTGGGCATAAATACACTACAAATAGTATTAATTTGGCTTCATTATACTACATATAATATTAAATCAATTACTTATATCAACTTTCTAATAACTTACATTACATATTATCTATAAGCTATTGTTTATATTCTAATTTTCCGTTCCATCGTCATCCCACAAATCATTGAACTTTATTAGCGCATATTTCACCAGGCACATTGTCACGCCTATTACCCCAATGCAGATTGCGATTAATCCTGTAAGCAGTTCCATATCCATTTCCCTTACCTCTGATGTTGAATTTCAATGTCGTATAGCGGTCTTTCTAAGCCACAATCTACACAGGTGCGTTTTTTCCAACTGACATACGTTGCCCAGTGGGTGTGTTTACAATGTGCTACCCGTACTGGTGCATTAAATAAGTTGATTGGCTGAAAATTCATTAGAGGCCAGCATGTCATATAAAATCATCCAACATTGCCAGATAATCGAGTGCTTTAGCGGCATCATCATTACTGCCCTCTTTCCTTCCTGCTCTCAGCGAATACTTAATAGCGTTGCCCTTAATGAAGCCTATGAACTCTTCGGCTGTTAGCAACCTTTCCATCAATGTGAATGGTTCAATCGGCATGTCTTTATAGTGCTGTTTCATTTGATTACCTTTGCAAATGCTCTGTAACGAGCTGGGATAGGACTTAAACCTTCTTCTACAATTACTTCCCAGAACTTAGCTTTAAATAGCTCTTCCTCTTCCCCTGTTGGGTTTCGTCTATATAATTTTCTGCACTCATTGAAAAGAAAGTTGTTGTTTAGATCATCCATGTCATCCATCATCATTTCCCCAAGCCTTATAGATTGCATACATCATAAAAATCATCGTTAAATAAAACGGTAAAATAATCCACTCAATCATCCGGCCCACCTGTAAATCTAATCTTGACACACCCTCCAGCAATCTTTTCTTTAACCCAAGGATGAAATACATAATTGCTATCATCCACACCCAAATAGTCTGCAATACCATCAATGCCGCTTTTGATGCTACTTAGCGCATTATCAGCGTCACGTTTTCCGGCTCTCGGTGGATGAAAGTCAATCCATAAATGCAATTTGTCGCTAAATGTTGGTATTTTTAGAGCGGCTACCTTGCATGTTATAAAACAAGTTCCTCTATATGCTTTTGCAGCAGGGGCTTTCTTTCTCCAATATGCTTTTTTGTTAGGGCTTAAGACTATAGGAGGCCAGGGCAATGTTATTTCACTCATATTTTTATCATTCCATTTTCTATCCAATAGTTCTGAGTTCTCTCAACACCCTGACGGTGCGCCAGTTCTGTATAATCTTTTTCGAATACCCAAGTGCGCCTGTCTACTTCGTCATGGCAGCTACTACAACAAAATGCACCGTGTAAGTCATGCTTCTTCAATGCCATACCAGCACCACCTAAATGAGCCAGCACAACTGTTTCAGGATTGCGATTACAAACACCCGGCAATCTGACTAAGCACTCTTGTCCTCTTGCGCTTTCTCGTAATTTACTCATAAGTTACTCGTAAATCTCACGTCCAACTCAGTCACCGCATAGGCATAGAGTTGTTCAAAATAGATACTCATGCCCTTGGTAGTTAGCTTGGTTGTGCTACCGACCATCTTGAGCGTTCCGTCTGGCATTTCTTCCCATTTCACATAAGTTGGCAGGGTTAATTCTTCGTGTGCTTCGTCCGGTAAAAACAATCCTTTTAAATGTTCGTGCCAGATTTTAGGTGTGTAGCCTTTTCCGTCTATCCTTACTTGTCTGGATATGTCACCGAGTATGGCTTTCCACTGATAACGGTTCTGTCCACTGGTGCGCTTCTTAACATGCTTTTGAATGACGACTTCCATTGATCCATCAGTCGGCAGATCGTTAATCGTCTTTATTGCATGGAAGTGTTTACGGTCACTGTCTATAACAAAGGTTGCTTTCACCAGCTAACCTTCGACTTCGGTACTGTCATATCCCTAACGCCCTGAAACTTACCTTCATTCATTAATACTTTTCCCTTATGTCTCATGGCTTTAGCTTGTATGCCAAACTTACTTTCTAGGCTGTCCGTTAATGCTTGCATTTTCAGTCAATTAGCCGCTTTCATAATCACATAGTCGTTGTAATCGCATTTACGCCCATAATCCTCAACGGTTTCTTGATTAACTAAAGTAACGACTCGAACGGTTTTGCCATCTTTAACCTTTAATCTGTTAGCCAATTCATAGGCCGCTTTCTGTCCGGTAAAACTCTCGTCTGAATCTGCATAAATCCACACGACTTTGACAGTCTCAGGAATAACGATGTTAACCATTGCTTGCGCTGATCCAGCCGCCCAACAATGTATGTTTTGATCTTGCCTAACGGATAACGCGGTTTCTATGCCCTCAGTAATAGCCAATACTTCTTCGGCCTCAAATAATCTAATGGCACTCCCTACCATTGGACGCATAACGGGTAATATCTTTCTGGGTATTTGTACGGGTGCTTTCTCACCCTGCTTGGTCACATAAGTAATGTGATAGGTCGACACTTCGCCCTTTGGTGTTCTAAATACCGATACCATTGCCGGATAACTGCCGGTTTTAACGCCCTCCTCCCAATAATCTAGGCTGGGGTGTTCATAGCAATCATGATCGGGTAAGACTGTGATGCCGCGTTTAGCCAGGTATAAAAATACTGCTGAATCGGGGGTAATCTGTTTTAACCCTGCATGAATCTTGCGTATTCTGGCCTCGGCTTTTTCTGTATCGGCAGGCTTAACGATCTGGAGCGGTGTAGTCATTACGTTCGGCCTGATTAGGTTGGTAGTTTCTTTAAATGACAATCCGGTATGTTCGATTGCCATGTCGATTGGCTGTTTCTGTCCGCATTGTGAACAGTAATAAAATTCTTTTGCCCTATCCCACCTAGCCCTATCCTTGCCGCCACAAAAGATACAAGGTTGATGCTTACCGTTAAATAACTGCGCGTTTATGCCCAAATTTGTCAGAATGGGCGCCCAACGGCCTATACACTCTTGTTTAATATCAACTCTCATGCTGCCGCCCGTGAGTTTTTAATATTCAAATGCTGCATAAAACCCAATACTTCGGGTGTCGGTGGTATGGGCATAACGCCATTCTTTTTATGAGGCCATTCACTGAATTTCTCCATGAATTTATTAGCCGCCCAACCGTCCTTGTAACCTTTGCTTCTGCTGATATAGAGAAATTGTGCGTACCAATCAGCCTTTATAGCTGGAGCTGGTTTCTTTAACTCTTTAAGTTCAGCCTCATGAAACGGTATCGCTTCACCTTGTTGAATCATTGCCAAGCCGCATGAAGGACATACCCGACTAGCCCGAAACACATAACCACATTTACATTTAATATCTTTCGGTTCCTTAGCCGCTTTTTGTGCCGCTTCTTTGCGTTCGCGTATCGTTGACTTATCGTCTAGCGTCCACTCAATCGGATCGTCTATGCGCCCCAAGTCGTCGAAATTGTCACCGTGATAAATCACTAAGCAGTCTTTCTTATCTGGATATAAGCGCGAGCCACGCCCAATCATTTGTATCCAGCTTGAAATGTTGCGCGTGACTCTGGCAATAATGACGCAAGAAATAATGGGCCAGTCAGTACCAAAGGCCATAACCCCTATATTAACGATCACCTTACT